CGGAATGTAGCGCAGCTTGGTAGCGCGGGTGATTTGGGATCATCAGGTCGCAGGTTCAAATCCTGCCATTCCGACCAAACAAGTTTCCGTAGCTCAACTGGAAAGAGCGTCAGATTTCTAATCTGAGGGTTACAGGTTCAAGTCCTGTCGGAAACACGCTACCTTAGCTCAGCGGTAGAGCAACGGTTTTGTAAACCGTAGGTCATTGGTTCAAGCCCAATAGGTAGCTCCAAATTGTGGGTAAGTCAGTTGACAGGGTTAAATGCTTAATGTAGTAGTGGTGTCATAGTCGATTTGACGGATGTACTCAAATTGATGACCATAGGTCCGGTATCCCTATTTGTAAACGGCCGGGTTAAAAAGCAGGCTTTCCAGCCTGCTTTTTTTCTGCTATGTGCAAACCCATGCAGCCTTGGATAACTTCACCGTCGTTTGTTGTAGAGCCTCCTAGCCCGGTTCTAGCATCCCCTTGGGCTGTTGGTGCTGCTTCAGCTAAAGAGGAAGCCCCTGCATATCAATCGGATGAAAATTTAAAGAAGCAATATGGAATAGAGCTTGCTAAAGCTCAAAATCCTTTTGAAGCAGGCTGCAAAATATTCGGAGAAGAAACAAGTAAAGCATTATGGGTATCGTTTAATTGGATAAATGATCCAATTGTGGTTGCTTCTCGCGATATTTATTTAAAAACTGTTGAGCTTAGCCAACCTTTGCTTGACAGGGAACAGCTTGCCGCTAAGGTGCTGGTGTTAGCGGAAGGCGAAAAAATTTTAATCAACGGAAAGTTGATTGCTACTGTTGAGCCAAAAGATAGATTAGCTGCATACAAGTTATATTCTGACATTGCTGGATATACTGGAAAAGTTGAGATTGATAATTCGGTAAAGAATATCACTAACAATGAACTGACTATTAAATTAGTCAGGGCTGATGATAAGAAGCCAGTTGTTATTGACAATGCTCCTAATATTAAATCAGAAATGCCTAATGAGGATCAATCGCCAATTAAGTTGAAATTGGTGGCTGCTGGTTGAGTGAGTTTCTGATTTTAAAAATTTTCGCAATAGTGCGAAAACTATAGGAGCTATGATTATGCTTAAAAAGATTGGACTTAGTTTATTTGCTTTAATTTCTACTATCGTTATCGCTAATGCGATTAGTGGAAATCAGCTCGGTTTCCCTATCATTGATGGGGCTTCTTATTGCTCTAGCTATGGTAACAACAGTGTTTGTAATAACACTGTTGCTGCTGGCCCGGCTCTTACTGGTGATGAAACGCTTATTGTTAATACTAACATTGGTGGTGGTGCCAGTCCGCAGACAGCATTAATTGATGTTACTACGCTTGGTGCAGGGCCTTATCAATACGCTGCTCCATCTACTGGCGAAACTCTTACTTTAACAGCTAAGCAGCGTCGTCTTATTATTGAGCCTTCCACTACTCTTGCTGCTTTGACAATTGCATTTCCTGCTTCTACTGGTTTAACAGATGCACAACTTATGGGCGTTTGTACTACTCAAATTGTAACTACTCTTACTGTTAATGCTGGTTCTGGTACTACAGTTAATAACAAGCCTACAGCCCTTCTTGTTCCTGTCGCTACTGGCGGTGCATCTTGCGTTGAGTGGGTTTATCGCGCTACTAATACTACTTGGTATCGCGTGCAGTAATATGCTGCTAGGCATTGCCATTATGACAGCTTATATACCGGGAGTGATTGGCCTAGTGTCAATCACTTCATGGGCTGTCATGTGGCTTGTTATGCCTGTGCTGCTTTTAAAATGTAAGATAAAAATTACGCTTATTCATATCTTAGGAATGGCGTTTTTATCTTACGCTGCTCTATCTCTCCTTTGGTCCCCACATGGTATGTTGGAGTTGATGCAATTATTAGCATTGGCTAGCGTATTTGTGTGGGGATCAACTCTTAAAGATTTAAAGAGCGTTACAATAGGTTTGTCGATTGGGTTAGCTCTTTCTTCTGTTTTAGCAATATTTCAGTTTTTAGGAATTGAAACTTTTGTTTACACTTATCATGGAATTAAACCTTCAGGTTTATTTGTAAATCCTAATGTTTATTCTGAAATTTCTGTAATGGTGTTATTGCTGATTTTGATAAATAAACTTTGGTGGTATATTCCAGTTGTAATTCCCGGATTGATGGTTAGTTCTAGAGCAGTTATTTTAGGCTTAGGAATATCTTTAGTTGTTATGGTTTGGTCTAAATCTAAAGTTATATCAATTTCTATTTTAAGTTTGTTCTTATTGACTTGTTGCGTGATATTTTTTAAATCTGAAATTAATGATAGTATATTTGTCAGATTGCATGTATGGCAGGACATGCTAGCTGGATTTACAATATTCGGTAATGGTATTGGATCATTTGTTTACAAATTTCCTGAATATAATAAGCATATAGATGGCAGTGTTACTATATTTGAATTTGCTCATAATGATTTATTGCAATTGCTTTTTGAATTAGGAATTGGCGCAATTCCTCTAATTATTATAGTGGCTCTTTTATTAATGGTGAAAAATGAATACAGGAGCGCACTTATTTTCTTTATCGTCATTAGCTCTTTTGGTTTCCCGTTACATATGCCAGTTACAGCATTCATGCTTGCTCTTGTGGCAGCTCAGTTGGCTAAGTCTAGCTTGGGCTATAGCGATATTGTCAATTATTTCAGATCAAATTTATTTAGCAGGATGGAAGCAATTAGATATACATAGAATTGAAATAGCAGCTAAGCTATTTCCTTTAAATAGAAGCATAGCTTTGGGACCGGCTCAGTTTTATGTTATTAAAGATGAACCTAGTGAGAAGGCTTTAAAATACATAACTGTTGGTTTAAATTATGATCCTAATGCTATTGATTTACTTCAATCGAATTTTAAATATAAATACATGATGGGTAAGAATGAGGAAGCTTTAAATACATATCGGAAGTTAAAAGCTTTAGCTCCTGATAGTCAAATAGTTAAAATGTTTTCTATAGTAAAGTGACGTTCTTAACCATCTAACAAAAGGATTAATTGCTATGACTGCCATTCCTTCTAAAAATACTTTCTCTCAGAGGTTTATTTCTAGTCGTCAATTGCTTCCGGGAGATTGGGCTAACGGCATTACTGATTTATTATCTTCTGCTGCTGAATTAACAGCTGCTACCACTCAAACCCAAGCAGGTGCTTTAGCTGGTGCTCAAATTGAAACCGCATTAGCAGTAGTGACTACTGGTAATGCTAATGATGTTGTAGCATTGCCTAAAGGTTATATTGGATTAGAAGTTACGATTGCTAACTTGAGTGCAAATACTTTAGGTGTATTTCCTTTTACTGGCGATATTATTTTTCCAAGTGCAGCTAATGCTAAACTTGATCAGACAGCTAGTAAAAATGCTATTTATAAGTGTATGAAGGAAACTGCTGCTGGTGTAGCCACTTGGTACAAGGTTGAAGGCACTTAAGACTTCTTCCCTAGACTAGCCGGGACTTAAAAATCCCGGCATTCTTTTAGGATTTAAAAATGAAAAAGTTAATCTTAGCTTTAGTTTTGAGCTTGCTTCCATCCCTAGCATTAGCTCAAACTACTAGAAATCCATGTTACACTAGTCAATCTGCTACCGCAGAAGGTGTGACTAATTGTATTGGTGTAGGAACGTCAACACCACTTCCTGTCTATCAAGGTGGAGCTAGTTTTACTAATATTACTACTAGCACTGATACTGTTGTAAAAGCATCTTCTGGTGTATTACAAGGTTTTACTGTTAATACTGCTGGTACAAGCGTAGTATTTTATAACAATACTGCTTGTTCTGGTACAAAAATTGGCACTTTTACTACTGCTGCTCAAACTTCAATTATAATTAATGCTGCTTTTAGCACAGGTTTGTGTGCTACTACAGTTGGTGGTGACATTACTGTTCTGTGGCGGTAATACTTTGGAAATAGAATTTAACGAAAAGTTAGCATTTTTGTTTGAGCCTGCTCGTTTAAAAATAGGCTATGGAGGTAGAGGAGCAGGTAAAACAGATGGGTATGCTATTGCTTTAATTATTTTCGCTATGAAAATGCGTTTGCGTATTCTTTGCTTGCGCGAAATTCAAAATTCTATTGATGAAAGCGTTAAGAGCACAATTGAAAGCTACATAGAGCATTATGGATTAGATTGGGCATTTGATATTAAAGAAAAGTCAATCACTTGTACTCTAACAGGTTCTAGATTTATTTTTTCTGGTTTACGTCATAAGATAAATGCGATTAAATCTCTTGCTAAAATTGATATAGCTTGGTTAGAGGAAGCAAATAATACTTCTAAAACTTCTCTTGATAAGCTTATGCCTACAATTCGCGGTAAGCATGAGAGTTCTAAGGATGGATTAGGAGGACCATTTAAAAAGGGACCGGAAGTATGGATCAGCTTTAATCCTGAGTTAGATGACGATGAAGTTTACAATAGATATGTAGTTAACAAAGATAAGTATGCTCCTGATTTTCTGCCAAATGAAGTTACTGGTGAAATGGAGCGTTATGCTTATGTAGTTAAAATTAATTGGTATGATAACAAATGGTTTCCTCCTGATTTGAGGAGGGAAATGAACTTACTTAAAGCAAATGACAATACAAAATATTTAGAGATTTGGGAAGGTAATACTAAGCAAACTCTTGATGGTGCAATCTATGCTGACGAAATCAGACAAACTCTGCTTGATGGTAGGCGTAGGCGTGTTCCTCATGATCCAACTAAGCCTGTTTTTACAGCATGGGACTTGGGCCATTCTGACAAGACTGCTATTTGGTTTATTCAGCGAGTAGGTTTAGAATTTAATATTATAGATTACTATGAAAACAGACTTAAAAAGCTTCCTCACTACATAGAATATTTGCAAAGTAAACCTTATAATTACTCTGTCATCTATCAACCTCATGATGCTGACAATGAAACTTTAGCTTCTAGATCAATTGCATCTTTAACTAGAAAAGCATTTCCAAATGCTAAGATAGTTGTAGTACAGCGTCCCTCAAAGAAAGTTGTGGGTATCAATGCAGCGCGTACAATTTTTGAATTATGTAATTTTGATGAAGCTAATACTGCTGATGGATGGCAATGTTTATCTCGCTACGCTTACAAAGTAAATGAAGAAACTGGTAATTTCTCTAAAGAGCCTGATCATGACACACCTTGGTCACATGGAGCAGATGCTTTCCAAACATTCGCATTAAGTTTAAAAACTGAAGCTGATAGTAAGAAGCCTGTTAAACCAAAAGTGATACCATTATCACAACAGCCTAGAGCTTGGATGAGTTGAGGGGCAAAGGTAATTTAAAAATGGCTTGGTCTACAACATTTAAAGATGATCGCTATAAAGATGGCGATGAAGAAATTTTAACTGAAGCTAAGAAGCGTTTTAAAGCTTGTGAAAAATGGGAAGCTCAAGCTAGAATTTATTTTGATTATGATTATAAGTTTGCTAATGGCGATAGCAATAATATGTATCAATGGGATAGGTGGGTTGTAGGAGATAGAATTACAAATCAACGTCCATGTTTAACAATCAATAAGACACAGCAACACAATCTTCAAATTATTAATGATGGAAAGCAGAATAAGCCGGGAGTAAACATTCGTCCTGTTGGTGATGAAGCTAGTTTTGAAGCTGCTCAAGTATTTCAGGAAGTTGTTAGGCATATTGAATATGTATCTAATGCTGAAAATGTTTATGATAATGCTGCTACATTTCAAGTCAATGGTGGATGGGGTTATTGGAGAGTCACAGTAGAAAAAATTAACGGAACATTTGACAAAGAAATTTACATTAGACGTATTAAAGACCCTCGCAATGTTTATCTTGATCCTGATATTAATGAGGTAGACGGTTCTGATGCTTGGTTTGGTTTTATCTTTGATGATATGCCAAAGGATTTATATGAAGCTAAGCATCCTAAGTTTAAAAATATTGGAAATGCTCAGTTTGATGGTGAATATCAAGGCTGGTTTACTAATGATCATGTTAGAGTGTGTGAATATTTTAGAAAGCTTCAAAAGGATGACAAATTAGTTTATTTTATACTTCCTGAAACTCAAGAGGAAATAGGGCCTATCAAGTGGAGCAAACTTGATAAAGATGCTCGCGATATGTTTAACTTAATTAAGGCTAGAGAAGATAATCTGCCAGAAGAAGAAAGGACATATCGTGAGCAGGACGAATTAAGCGAAGAAATTGAATGGTATAAAATTGCTGGCAGTGTCATTATTGATCGTAAAAAATGGCTTGGAAAATATGTTCCAATTGTTCGCTTAGTTGGAACTGAAACAGTTATTGATGGTATTTGGGATTGTAAAGGACACACTAGAGCGTTGCTTGATCCTCAACGTATTTATAATGTCAATTCTTCTGCTAATGTTGAATTTGGAGCTTTGCAAACTAAATCGCCTATTACTGCTCCTGCTGCTGCAATTGAAGGTTATGAAGATTTATACGGCAGAGCAAATATAGATAATATAGCGGTGTTACCATACAATCATGTTGATGATGAAGGAAATGCTGTTCCGCCTCCTTCTCGCATGGCACCGCCTGTAGCTTCTCCTGCTTATGTGCAACAGATGGAAATTGCACAAAATGAAATGATGATGGTATCTGGTCAATATCAAGCTCAAATGGGAGAAAATGAAAACGCTAAATCAGGAGTAGCTATCAACGCTAGGCAGCGTCAAGGTGATAGAGCTACTTATCATTTCATTGATAATCAGGCTATTGCTATCAGATATACAGGTAAAATTCTTTTAGATTTAATTCCTAAAGTGTATGATACCAAGCGCATTATGCGTATTGAAGCTAAAGATAACACCATAATGAATGTCACCATTGATCCTAATTCTCCTCAAGCTTTTCAGAAGAAAAGCCAAGGTCAAGAATTGGATAATAATCAGCAAATTATTGACATTATATTCAATCCTAATGTGGGAATGTATGATGTTCAATCTGATACAGGACCAAGCTTTGCAACTAGAAGGCAGGAAGCATTTAACGCCTTAACTCAAATTGCTGCTCAGAATAAAGAATTTATGGGCATTGCTGGTGACATTCTCTGGAAGGTTGCGGACTTCCCTGAAGCTCAAGTGTTGGCTCAACGCTGGCGCAAGGTTATTCCTCCTAATATTACTGGTGATGCTCCTAATCCGCAGCAGGAAGCTATTATGGAAGCTGCTGCTCAGCAAATTGAAATGTTGCAAGGTCAATTGCTGGCAATGGCTAAGAAGGTTGAAGATAGAGAAACTGAATTTGCTCTTAAAGCTAGGGAAATAGAATTAAAAGAACGTCAAGTTTCTGATGAAATGACTATGAAGGCGTTAAAGGAAGTAAGGGACGATTTTGATGCTTTAACTAGACGTGTTGTAGCACTTGGTAATGCTGGTCCCGGCATTTCCATTGAACAGATACAGCCTCTAGTTAAGCAAGTGATCGCAGAAGCCCTTATAAACGGCTCTGAGCTAGTTGAGGATCAGCCCGGCTCAGTTGACGGTGGGACGCCTTCAGGCTTGCCAGAAGGCGGCTCTGAGGAGCAGGATAGCCTTCCTGACGTGCCCGGTAGTCGCGAGGTTGGCGGTCGCCATTTCGTTCCTAATCCAGATGGTTCCGGCTGGCTAGAGGCTATTCCAAATGCCTAAGCTATATGAAATTACTGATGCTTATTCTGGTGGTGATTTACCAGTAGAAGAAACAGTTTTGCCTACAGATAGACCAAGGGTCATAATCAATACTGCTGAGTTTGATAAGCCAAAAGAGCCTACATTGTGGGATAATGTAGGCATGGCTGGTGTAGAAAATAAAGATACTGCTTTAAGTAATTTAAAATCTAAAGCATCTAGCATTGCAGATGCTATCAAATATGCTTCTGAGTTGGATCAGAAATTTACTTCAAGCGTTTTAAATTTTCCTAAAAAGGCTTATGAAAATTCAGATGATCTTGTTAAAGGATTAAAGAATTTATTTGGATTAGGAGAAGAAGAACGCTATCAACTATGGCCGGAAAAAGTTGTAAGAGAAGCATTGACTAGTGCTGGTGATATAGCTAAGCCTAATCCTTATCCTGAAGGCTCAGAACAATATTATGAGTATGAAGGAAGGAGGCAAGGTGGTATGGTTCCGGCTGCAATGGCTATTTCTGCGTTAGCTGGTAGTGGTGGATTAGGTGGCACAGGAGCTAAAGCTGGTGAAGTAGCTTTAGGAGCTACACCATTCCTTAGACCGGCTTTAAAGCATAAAGAAAAGCTCTATAAAGGTAAGCCCGGTCAAGAGCATCAAGATATAATTCCTAAAGAATTGTATGAAGATTTTCGTCATAAAGCTATGTCTGGTGAAGATTTAGCTGAATACAACTTTGGATTTATTAATGATAAAGGTCATTTTCTTGACAGAGAAAAGGCTTTAAAATATGGAATTGATACTGGTTTGATTGATCCTCATTCTGGTAGATTTGGTGCGCTAACAACTACGCTCATGGCTGATAGTAGTAAACCCGGTACAGCGATTGAAGCGATGGCTAAGACTAATCCATTCTACTCTGCTGTAGAGCACACAGTTAAAAACATTCCTCAAGGAAAAATGACTGGTGAGCAATGGTTAGGTACTATTGCTAATAAGCCGGGAGTTAAGGGAGAAGAATTAGATTGGACTGGACTGAAAGGCTTCCTAGAGGAAAATAAAGGTAAGCCTGTTACTAAGGCTCAGATTGAGAAGCATTTGGCGGCTAATAAGGTAGAGTTGAAGGAGGTTACTAAGGGTGGTGAAGCTACTAAAGAACAAGCATTTGCTTTAGCTAAAGAACATGGTTGGAAATCGTGGGGCGATATAGACCCAGCTACGCAAGCTAAATATATGGAACGAGCGTCTAGAGAGGCTGGTAGCAATCCTACTAAATATTCAAACTATCAGCTTCCCGGTGGTGAAAACTATAGGGAAAAGTTATTGACGTTGCCTAAAGAAAATAATTTAGCAAAATTAGAAAATGAATATAAAACTATTTTAGATAAATGGAAAAAGACTAAAAATTTATCTCCTGAAGAACAGGCTAGATGGGATGTAGTTGAAGCTGAAATTGGCGCTGCTCGTAATCGCGGTGAAAATATCTATGACGGAAATTTTCAATCTTCCCATTGGGATGAACCAAATATCATTGCTCATGTTAGAATGAATGACCGTACTATTGACGGTAAGAAATCACTTCATCTTGAAGAAATTCAAAGTGACTGGCATCAGGCTGGTAGAGAGAAGGGGTATGCTAATAATCAAAAGCCTTATGAGGTTTTTGATCCTGTAACAGCAGACATTAAGGGCAGATATGCTACTGAAGCAGAAGCTAAAGCTGCTGCTACTAAAGGTCTAGATTATAGTAAATCTGAAGGCGTTCCTGATGCACCATTTAAAAAGAATTGGTCCGAGTTAGCATTAAAGAAGATGATACGCGAAGCTAGCGAAAACGGTTATGATCGTTTATCGTGGACTGCTGGTGAACATCATCCCACTAATCCAAAGAACTTAAAACAGACTGGTCCTGAAGCTGATAAAGCTGATAAGGGTATGCAAGGTTTTTATAACGATATCATTCCTAAGGTGGTTGAAAAGCTTGGTAAGGAGCACGGGGTTAAGGTTAAGACTAGTGAAGTTGAGACTAACCCTAAAGGTTGGCACTTAACTATTCCTGAGCATACTGTATCTGGTAAATGGATGGTCAAATCAAACGATTATAATTCTAAAGGTATGATGTTTGAAACTAAAGCTGAAGCTGAAGCAGTGCTAGCTAAAAAGCTCAAAGATGAAAACGGTGGTAAAAAAATCTATTACATAGACATTCCACAATCTTTAAAAGATACAGCGCTCAACAAAGGTTTTCCTTTGTTTTCCGCTTCTCCCGGTTATATGTTTGTACCGTTTGAAGGTGATCCTTTCAAGGATTTAAAATAATGAATTTCAAAATCAAAGACCCAAGTGACGTTATCATAGAAAAGACTGCTGGTGAAATGGCTGGCGTATTTTATGACGCTGCACGTTCAAGTGGTATGACAGTTATTCAATTGCAGGGACAAAAGATTAATCTTTTAAAATATAAATCTCCTAGAGATTTTGCCAGAAGGCATGTTGAAAAATTTATTCCTGCTGCTGTTCATGCTTTAACAGAAATTCTTTCGCGTCCTAATACTCCTCCTGATCAAAAGGAAATCATTTATAATGCTATAATGGAGCGTGTGAATGATCCTGATTTAGATATGATGGCTAAGACTGCTGGTGATCTTCCTGAATTTGAGCAGACAGTGCTTTATAAGTCAGATCAGGAAAAACCAAAGCCAGTGATTATCAATACTCCTAAAATTGATTTTGATTATAACAATAGGAAGGTGTAACATGGCTAAGAAATCTTTACCTGTTGAGAAATTAGGTGCAAGCAAGAAAAAGCCTATTCCTGTTAAAATTGTTAGTGATGGTCCTGTTGTCGCAGATGAAAATAAGAAGTGGCGTGCTGAAGATGACTTAAGAACGCTTCAGCGTGCTAAGGAAATTGAAAATGATAAGGCTCGAATGCAAGCAGTAAAAAGCATAGCTAAAGAGCAAAAATCCGCATTAGAGAAGATTTGCAAATAGAATGAAAATAGGTGTTTATTTAATTTTTAATTGGGTAAATGGAAAAGCCTATATAGGTAGCTCCATTAGACTAAATTTGCGTATTAATCAACATAAATCTGATTTAAATAAAAATGCTCATAGCAATAAATATTTGCAAAAAGCTTGGAATAAATATTGGAATGTTTCTTTTGATTTTTACATAATTGAATATTGTTCAAAAGAAGTATTAATAGAGAGAGAACAGTATTGGATCAATAAGTATAATAGCTGTAATAAAAATTTAGGTTACAACTTATCTCCTACTGCTGCTAGTGTTACTGGCGTCAAACACTCTAAAGAGACAATAGAAAAAAGAAAACAATCTAACGCTGGATTTAAACATTCTGAAGAAACTAAAGCTAAGCTTAAACTAATTGCTAAAAATCGTGCTTCAATGTCGAATGAAATTAAATTAAAAATATCAAAAACCAACAAAGGAAGAAAAATACCACATAGAAGAAATTTGACAAATTGGCCTTGCCCTAAAATGTCAAAATGTGAATGTGAAAGATGTAGAAATTTTAAAAGATCATTGGCTCTAGCCAGATATTATAACAAAAAAGAGCAAGCCGCATGAGTGAGTATTACTATTTAGGTGCTCCACTTTCCACATACAGTTTGTGGGAACTAGGACAATTTTTAAAATTATTCATTGACGCTGAAAAGAAAAGAGAGGAAGCTAAAAATCATGAAAAGTTAAAGAAAAGGAACATCAAACTTCCTCCTCCTAATCCTGAATATTTAAAACTAAAATCTGCAATAGATAATGAAATTAAATTTAGACAAGGTTTGAAAAATGTTTAGAAATTTAATGAATGGTGTTTCTCTTTCAGCAATGATGTTGCGTGATGCTGAAAATGACAACGGTGCTGATGCTAAAGCCAAGCTTAGAGAACAATTATCAAAAGGCAATCTTCAAAATCAGCAACAGGAAAATAATGATCAGCAACAGTCTGATCCTCCTAATGAAGAAGAAAATGAAGAAGATGGAGAGGGAGAGGAGGAAGAAGAAAATGAAGACGATGAAGATGAAGAAGTAGTAGATAAAAAGAAAGAAGAAACTGAAGAAGAAAAAGCTGAGCGTGAAAAGCAAGAAAAAATTGCTGCCAAAGCTCAGCGCAAGCAAGACAGGATGCAACGTCGCATTGATGAAGCTACCGCTGCTAGGAAAGCTGCTGAAGCAGAGCGCGATAGGCTTAAAGCTCAGCTAGAAGCTGATCCTGATAAAAAGTTAACTGAAGAAGAAGTTGAAGCTAGAGCAGAAGCTATTGCTGCTAAGAAATTAGCAGATAAACAAATTGAAGAAATTCAAGCTAAATTTAATGATGCTTGTGAAAAGCTTCAAAAAGAAGCAAGTAAAATTGATAAAGATTTTGACGATAAGATTGCTGACATAGCTGCTGATATTGGCCCTATTCCATCATTCATGATTGGAGTGTTGGATGATTTGGATAATGGCGGTGAAGTCTTAGCCTTCATTGCCAATGATGATGAATTGGCTGAGAAGATTTGGAATTTAAAGAAAAATCCAGCCAAGATGACTAAAGAAATTGTTGAAATTTCCAATAAGTTATCTGCTGCAAAGAAGAAGCCTAAGAAGGAAATTTCGCGTGTTCCTGATCCTCCTGAGCCTGTAAAGACAAATCGTAATTCCAACTCAGCGATCATTACTGAAGCTGATACTAAGAATATGGACAGCTATGTTGCGAAACGTCAAGCTCAGATGTTGGAAAAGAGGAAGCTAAGAGGATTTTAATGAAAATAATTAAAAATATTTTAGCTGGAACAATTACGATAATCATTGAAGATCGCTCATTTACAATAACTATTGGTGAATGGTCTAGATTGATTGCGTTGCCTGATAAGGTGTGATTTTTTCTATGATTTGCATTTATGCAATCATCAATATAATTGATGACAAACATTATGTAGGTCAAGCTTCTGATAGGGACTTTAGATGGAAAGAACATCTGAAGTCCCTTAAAGGCTTTTATCATCATAGTGTTTTATTACAGCGTGCTTGGTGTAAACACGGTGCTGATAATTTCATATTTGTTGTGTTAGAAGTTTTAAATGATTGTTCAAAATTAAATGAACGTGAGGAACATTGGGGAAATTTATTAAAGCCTGAATATAACATAGCTCCTCTAGGCGGAAGTATGCGAGGTTACAAGCATACTGAAGAAGCTAAGAAAAATATGTCTAATGCCCACAAAGGGTACAAGGCTTCTGAAGAAGCTAAACGTAAAATGTCCGAAGCTAGAAAAGGAAATCAATGGAATAAAGGAAGAAAACACACAATAGAGCATATCGAAAGTAGAGCTAAGCATCATAGAGGAAAAATAGTTTCAGAAGAAACTAGAATTAAAATGTCAATGTCACAAAAGGGTAGAAAATTAACTGAGGAGCACAAACAGAAATTGTCAGCAGCTAAAAGAGGCAAACACTTATCTGACAATCATAAAAAGAAGCTTTCTGAAGCTGCTAAAAAGCAGTGGGAAAGACAGTTGACAAATAAGCAAAATTTAAATAACGATGATTGGAAATCCTCTTGGTCGGATTAAAGACCATGTTTTTAAAAAGTTAAAGCCTCTCTGTCGGCTTCATAGACCTTGATTAGCTTGTTTTAAATTTGCAGAACTCAAGCCTCTGCTCAAATCAAACATTTTAATCATCGGCAATTGATTGCCAACATTGAAGGATACAATTAATTATGGCTGGAAATGTTTACCTCACTATCGACATGATTACTGCTGAAGCGGTAATGTTATTTAAGAATAGTAACCTGTTCATTATGAACATGGATACTCAATACGATGATCAGTTTGCGCGCGATGGTGCGAAGATTGGTGACACTCTCCGCATTCGTTTGCCTTCTGATTTCATTGTTACTGATGGTCCTGCTATGCAGTTGCAGGATAACACTCAGCAGTATACTACTCTGACTGTTTCCAGTCAGAAGAATGTTGCCACTCCATATACCACTGCTGAACGCACTATGAGCATTGATCGCTATTCAGAGCTTGTGGTTGCTCCTATGGTCAATGCGCTTTGCGGTAAGGTTGCCTCTACCATTATGCGCGGCTCTGAAGGTGGAGTGTGCAACATAGTTCTTAACACTGATGGTGCTGGCAACATCATTTCTCCTACTATGGATCAGTTTACCGGCGCTAATGCGGTGCTTGATGATCAAGGTGCTAATATGCTTGATCGTCGCTGCGTTAATGATCCTACTACTGATGCCCGTACAGTTAGCTCTTTGGCTGGCTTGCTTAATCCAGTTTCGGAAATTTCCGCTCAATTTCGTAGCGGCATGATGAAGTCTGGATTAGGTTTTGATCGCTTCTTCCGTGATCAGACTGTTATCAAGCATACCACTGGCACATTCTCTGCTGGCGGTACTGTCAATGGTGGCAATCAGACTACTGGTACTGGTGGTGGTAACATTACTGTTAATGCTATCACTGGCACTCTTAAGAAGGGCGATATTATTACTTTCGCTGGTGTTAATGCGGTTAACCGTGTTACCAAGGAAAGCTTAGGGACATTGCGTCAGTTTGTTGTTACTGACGATGTTGCTAATGGTGCTGTCTCTATTCCGATTTATCCGGGATTAATTCCATCAACTACATTTGTGGCTGGTGGTCCTGAGCAGCAGTATCAGACTGTAGATGCTTCGCCTATTAACGGTGCGGCTATGGCGCTCGTTACTCCTGCTAGCTCTGTCTATCGTAAGTCTTTAGCCTACACTCAAAAGGCTGTTACGATGGCTTCTGCTGACTTGGTTATGCCAAAGAAGGCAGTTGAAGAAGCAGCCCGCACTAGCTACGATGGCGTTTCTATGCGTATGTTAACTGACTATCTTCCTATGACTGATCAGTTAGCTACTCGCTTAGACGTTCTGTTCGGATTTAAGTATATCCGTCCTGAATGGCTCTGTTGCATCGCGGATAAGATTTAGTCTGATTTTGTCTTGACTTCCTCGCTAAGCTAGATATATTTTTCTAGTTTTAGCGAGGAATGTCAAAATGAATTGGACTAGCACTTGGGAAAAATCTAAAGATTTATGCTCAGTAGAAGGCTGCTTCAATGCAGTAAGAAGCAAAGGTTGGTGTAATAAGCATTATTTGAGATTTTATAAAAAGGCTGATGATTACAATCCTTTTGACAAAAGCTTTGAAGATAAGAGAAGTCATCCTTTTTATATTCTTTGGTGGCAACGCAAACAAGATGGTTATCTTTGTGAAACTTGGTTAGACTTTGCTACTTTTGTTAAAGATATTAGTCCTAAACCAGAAGGAAATTATTTTCTTGTACGTTTAAGAAACGAACCGTTTGGGCCTGATAATTTTCGCTGGCAAGAACATTTAAAAAGAAAAGAAGGTGAAAGTAATAAAGATTGGTGGGCTAGAAAAAGAGCAGCTAGAATTGCGGCCAATCCTTCTATGGAAAGTGATAGAAATATTAAAAGAAAATACAATTTAACAAGAGAAGAATATAATAAGAAATTAGCTGCTCAAAATTTTAGCTGTTCTATTTGTGGAGAAAATGAAGTCTCAATTGACGCTAGAACAGGAACAGTAAAAGGATTAGCTGTAGATCATTGCCACACTACTAATAAAATTCGAGATTTGCTGTGTTGGCGTTGCAATTCTGTAATAGGCAAAGTCAACGAAAGCATAGACCTTCTAGACAAAATGAAAGCATATCTGATTAAACATAAGGATTGAAAATGGCTTTAACTGAATTTCCTTCTCCTCCTGATTTAAAGCTTCCTTTTAAGGATATGGTTTTGGATGGAAAAAATCATGTCTTTAGCAAATGGGACGTTTCTAATCCCCATCCGGGATACGGAAAAGACCCTAATATTTTAAATGAATATGGTCATACCAAATATCCTATGTATGTAGGAAATGTAATTGTAAATAATGAGGAAGAAGAAGCAGCAGAAAGAGCAAAACAAGAGAAACCTAAGTCGAAAGCTCCTCCTGTAAACAATCCTTGGCCTACAGCTAAATGACAACAGCTAGAGACTTTATAACTTTATGTCTAAGGGAAGCTGGCGTTACTGGTGTAGGTCAAACGCCACTTCCTGAAGATATTACTGATGGATTTACAATCCTTAATAGAATGCTGTCTCAATGGCAGAAACGCAGATGGCTTGTTCCTAATTTAATTGATATATCAGCATTAGGTAATGGCATAAAGTCTAATTTAATTGGTCCCGGTCAATATTATAATACTAAGCGTCCTGATAAAATTCAAGCTGCTTACTTTAAACAAGTAACTGGCAATAACAATAATGTTAGCTATCCATTAGCTCCTATATGGAGTTATGAGGATTATGCTAAAATTGCTATGAAAGAATTAAATTCTTGGCCGGTTTATTATTTTTATGATGCTGCTTTTCCATATGGTAATGTTTATATTTGGCCTATCCCATCTTCAGATTATGAAATTCATCTGTTGATGAAAGGGCCAATTAATTTTGTAATGCAATTAGATGAAGGTGAAATCACTGATGATGGTTCTGCCTACACTGATGGTGCTTATGTAGCTGTCCCTTTTACTAATGTAAGCAGTTTAGGTAATAGTGGCACAGCTAATATTACTGTTGCTGGTGGAGTAGTTACAGTAGTTGAAATTCAAAATCCCGGTGATGGCTATAAAATTGGCGATATTTTATCTGTCGCTGCCTCTGATATTGGCGGTACTGGTAGTGGTTTTCTTTGGACAGTAACTAATGTTACTGCTGATTTAGACGCTGAATTTAATATGCCTGAAGAATATGAGGAAGCAATTCACTATAATTTAGTGATTAGGTTAGCTGCTCACTATCAGTATGACGCAAATCCAGTACATTTTAAATTAGCTAAAGCTGGATTGAATACGATTAAAGTTTCTAATACTCAAATTTCTAAACTTCAAATGCCTTCAAGCTTGAGGTTTGGAAATAGAGGTAATTCATTCTATATTTATAACGCTGATGCTCAATGAGAGTTGAATTAATAAGCACTCCTTATGACGGCAAAAGCGTTATTGCTTCAGGGCAAGAATGCGTCAATTTATATGCTGAAATAAACGATAAAGACCCTCAAGCACCAGCTAAAGTTACTTACTACCCTATGCCCGGTAGTGTTTTGTACAGTGATCCAAATTTTGAAAGAAATGCTAGAGGATCATATAGGACAAGTATCGGCACAGGGTATTATGTAGTTGGGCCGAATGTTTATTTTTTAAATTCTAGCGGAATATTAATTTTTATTGGAGCTATAGCTGATAGAGCTAGCCAAATAATTTTTGCTGATAATGGCATTGTTTGTGTAATGGTTGATGGTGTAAATGGTTACGTCATTGATCTACAAACTAATGCTCTTGGTATCATAACTGATCCTAATTTTTATGGTGCAGATTATGTAGCTCAGTTGGATACATTTTTTATTTTTAATTATCCTGATACTAACTTGTGGTACATATCTGTATCCAATGCTGATTATACTCAGCTTACTACAACTGGCGGTTTTGATCCATTAGATATAGCTGCTAAATCTGGCTTCAATGACCCTATTGTGGGGATAGTCACTGTACATGGTGAGCTTTGGTTAATTGGTGATTTAACTACTGAAGTTTGGATAGGAACAGGAGCAGCAGACTTTTATTTTCAAAGACAACAAGGTGCCTATATTAATCATGGTTGCGCTGCTCAATATTCGATAGCTACTATAGATGTTTTGGTATGCTTTATTATGCAAGATCAGCAAGGTAATGGCATCATTGTTCAAGGTCAAGGATACGATATAACAGAAATTTCAACTCCTAGAGTTGTATCTGAAATAAAGAAATACTCAACAATAGAAGATGCTATTGGATTTTGTTTTCAGATTGAGGATCATGCTTACTATGCTTTAGTTTTTCCAACTGCTAGCAAAGGTTGGGTTTATGATTTTAAATCTAAGCAATGGTCTGAATGGAATTGGATAGATGATAATGGTAATTTCTTAAGACCAAGAGCTAACTGTTGCATGTTTATAAATGGTGTTAATCTGGTTGGCGATTGGGAAAACGGTAGACTTTTAAAATTAGATATTGATGTTTATACTGATGATGGTCAACCCTTAGTTTGGGTTAGAACTTTCCCACATATGGTTAGCGATAATAATAAAGTTACATATTTAAATTTTCAAGCTGATCTTCAACCGGGAACTGTAGAGGATCAAACTGATGATCCTCAAATTAGTTTGAGTTGGTCTGATAATAAAGGTAAGAGTTATGGTAATCAAGTTTTACAATCTATAGGTAGAACTGGCGAATATACTGTAGTTCCGAAATGGAGCAGATTAGGACAAGCAAGAGATAGAGTATTTAAATTAAGCTGTTCTGCTAATGCTCAACAATCACTCAATGGAGCATTTATTGACATTAAGGCTGCTAAACATTGACACTTCCTGTACCAAATTTAAATGCTCCATTGGTGGATAAGTTAGGAAAATTAATTCCACCTTGGAACACTTGGTTTTCACAATTTAGCCGTCAAGCTCCTACTGTAATTGATTATAGTGCAACTAATCCTCTTACTGCTAATGCTAATGGTGTTGTTATTTTAACTGGCGCTGCTACTATAACTTTAACTAGAGGCACTGTTAGTATTAATTTAAATGGTGAAAGAATTATTCCAGTTGCTATAGGTGACACTATTTCGTGGACTGGTGGAGCTACAGTGCAATTCTTAGGAGCAGGTTAATGGAATTGATTGTGGGAAGCAGGCAAGCTGTTTTTGATATGGAGCGCTTGATGCTTCAATATCCTCAAGTAGAATTAAAAGTTAAACATTATTTTTCTAAAGGAGTTTACGCTAGAGAGTTGCATATTCCTGCTGGTGTAATTCTTACAGGTGAAATACATAAGTTTGAAAATTTAAATATTTTATCTCAAGGCAAAATTGAAGTTTTAACAGAAAAAGGAATGGAAACAGTAGAAGCACCATTTACGGTTGTCTCTCCTGCTGGTACAAAGAGAATAGCCAGAGCAATTACAGATTGTGTTTGGACTACTGTTCATGGGACTGATGAAAACGATTTAAATATTATCGAAAAAACTTTTATCGCTAAAAGCGAACAAGAATGGTTAGAGTTCCGCAACGCTAATCAACTGGAATTTAAATTATGATATATAGCGATAAAATTAAATCATTTGAATTTAAAGACCCTTGTTTATGTAATTCATGGGTGGCTGCTGCTGTTATAGGTTCTGGTGTTATTGGAGCAGGAGCTAGCATCTATGGTGCTAATAAGGCTTCTGAAACTCAATCAAATGCAGCAAATCAAGCAGCAGCTATTCAACGAGAACAGTATCAACAAACTAGAGCAGATTTAGCTCCTTATAGAGTAATAGGTGAAGATGCTTCTGCTAGACTAAGAACAAAGTTAACTGATTTGACTGATCCTATTTCTATTGATCCTGATATGCTTCAAAATAGTGAATATTATAAATTCGCTTCTACTCAGGGTCAAAAAGCTGTTCAAAATTCAGCAGCTTTTAGAGGACTAGGAAAAGCAGGAGCAGCTTTAAAGGGTGCTGCGGCATTTGCTAAAGGACTTGCTACTGATACTTATAAGACTGCATGGGATATGGAAAATATCAATAAGACTAATGCCTACAATAGATTGAAAGCTTTAATTGATACTGGCGCTGGCGCTGCTACTGGAACTGGAGTATTGGGCGAGAAAGCAGCTTACAATACAGGAACAGCTTTAGTTGGTGGAGCTAATGCTGAAGCTGCTGGATATAATAGGATTGGGTCATCGGTTGCTAATTTAGCTGGTAATATTGGCGGATATGCTATGTATAATGGATTGTATGGGTCTGGTGGTGGCAATGTGCTTCCCGGTGGTCCTAGCGGTCATGTTCCTTTCACAGCATAGGATAATTTAAAATGGCTGGATTAGAGCCTGACGTTTCATCATATAATCAACCGTTACCAGTATCTCCTTTAGATGTTGCTGGTAAGGTTGGTTCATTGCAGCAGCAAAAGCTATCAATTGATCAAGCTAAATTAGATCAAGCTAATCAAGGTTTGACTTATATGACAAGAGCAATGGGTGCTCTTGGTCCTGATGCAACAAAAGAACAGTATATTAAAGCTGCTGAGCAAGCTGTTAAAATGGGCTTAGTGCCTCCACAACAATTAAAAGTTTTTGCTGAGAAAGCCGCTGCTGCTCCTGATAGTAAATCATTTTTTAATGAATTTATGACTAGTGCTGCTACTGCACAAGAGCAAATTGCATTGCATATTGGTCGTAATAAAGATATGCAAGATCAAAAAAATATTTATTCTGGTGTAGAGCGTTCCCCTTTACATGGTGGTGGATTTTCTCCTGCTACTAGAATGCCTGTACAAATTGCTCCCGGTACTCCCGGCTATAATCCACAAAATGAGCAAGTATTTGAGCAGCCAGAAGGACCAAGCGGCGTTGTGCCTGCCCCTCGCGCTAGGCCAGCGTTGCCCGTTGAACGTCCTGCTAGCGGTCCTACAGGCCCTACGCGCGATATTACGGCAGAGACACCTACCAGCATAGCAAACCGCCTAGAGCCTCTTAAAGCCGGTCCTAGCCCGCTTTTTGCTGAAGGCAAGGAGAGTTATACCAAGGATCAGTTGTTAGCCTCTGGCAAAGCACAAGCTATCAAACCGGCTATTCAGGCATTGAAGTTAATGAAGCCTGAAGTAATAGCTACTGGTCCCGGCACAGCACAATTTAATGATTTAGTAGCTGCTGCTAAAGCTTGGGGGCTAGTAAATATTAAAGAAGATACTGACCCTACAGTTATAAGGCAGGAGCTTGAAAAGAAGCTAGCACAGTATGTGGGCAGTAGCCCTATTGGTCAAAGGTCCGATGCTGCTCAAACATTAGCTGAGGCTGGTTCTCCTAATCCTAAGAAACAAATTCTTCCAGCATTGCAGAATTTAACTCGCGATGCAATTGCATTAGATAGAGTGCAGATGCTTCAGCCGCAAGCTTTTAAAGGCTCTGATTATCAGAACTATGTTAAGCACAAAGGAACCTTCCCTAATTCAATTGATGAAAAAGCTTTGACGCTAGATTTGATTGATGAAGGTGATAGGAAAAAGCTCATTACCAAAATGGCTAATCAATATAAGAACGGCAACGCTTCTGAAAAGAAATCAGCAGAGAAGTTTCTAAACACTTTGAAGCTGGCTCAGGAAGCAAAAATTTATGAGTTAGACTGATGGATATTGATGCTTTAATATCTCAAATTGAGGGAAAGCCTGTTGCTAAGAAAGCATCAGGCGGCATTGATATTGATGCAATTTTAAAAGATTTTGATATTAAGCAGGAAGCTCCTAAGCCTGCTGTTAAAGTTGTTGTCAATAGCGGTCCTCCAAAACCTCCTATCTCTGGTATTTCTAAAGAAGCATCTGATGAATTAAATGCTACCATAGTAGCTAAGGAAGGTGGAGAAAATCCCCGCCGCAAATTGCCCACAACTAATGTTGGTGAAAGCATTGTTAAGAATTTTGAAGCTGGAAAAGACTTACTCGGGGAAGCTGTAACTGATTTTAACGAAAAGAAACCCTATAGAGCTATAGGTAAAACTGCTCTTGGTTTGTTATCTATAGCTACTTCTCCTGCAACTGGTTTAGCTGAAGGTGCTGTTGGTACTCCAATTGCTGATATTACTGGCAATAAAGGTATTGGTGATAGAGCAGCTTTTGTTGCTGGCGCTGCAATTCCTGTTGCTCCCGGTGCTGGATTAGTCATTAAAAATTTACCTAAGAATAAGTCACTATCAGCTTTAGTAGAAAGCATTGGCCCTGAAAATTTGGCGCATGTCACTAGAGAGATGCGCGCTAATCCTCGCTTGTCTCCTGCTGATTTATCCCCATCTGTATTGCAAGATGTTCAAAGTTTATATGTTAAAGATGTAGCTCCTAAGACTGTAAATTATTTAAAAGAAACATCAGCCGCTAGAATGGGTAGCGCAAGAGACGCTATTGATGCTGCTTATGATACGTCTGCTGGTGTGTCAGTGGATTTGGCTAAGAAGATGGATGACTTAGCTAAAGCAGCTAGGAAAGTTGGTGACGACAAAATCAATCCATTGCTCAAGTCTGCTAAGCCTGTAGATGTTAGCGATACTCTATTTGCATTAGATAATGTTCTAAAACCCGGTCAATTAAAGATTGGAGATAGCGAGCCTTTAATTGAAATCAAAAGGCAGTTGGAGGCTATCAGCAAAAGGCTGAGAAACAGTAAAGAATACGATGCTGAAGATTTGAGTAAATTTCAATCTAAGTTAAGAGAAAGAGCAGATGATTTGGAGGCTAGTGCTAATGGCTCAGATAGAGCTATGGGTAAAGCCTTAAGAGATGTTCGCAATAGCTTAGTTTCTGATATTGATAAAGCTGCTCCCGGCTATAAAGCTGCTCTTAGCGCATATCGAGATGAAAAAAATATAGCTGATGCATTTAAAGAAGGTTATGACGGTCTATTTTCTTCTTCTAAGAAAATGGAAAATACACCTTCTTTTGTTAAAAAATGGTTTGATGGATTAAGCGATGCTGAGAAGCAAGCAGCTAGGGAAGGCGCTAGAGCTTCTATTGCTACTGAGATTGGTGTTGCTCGTAATCCTGCATTAGCTGGTGAACGTCTGTCACGTTCTGATTTTAATCAAGAGAAGCTTAGAATTTTATTTGGTGAAGCTGAAGCCAATAAACTAATTAAAGCTCTTGAGGATGAACGTAAGATAGCCGATACCCACAATAAGATTATTGAAAATAGCCAAACTGCTATGCGTATGGCTTCAAAAGAAAAGTTTGCTTTGCCTACTAAACAGGACGTAGGACAAGGATTGATGCTTGGTGCTGGTTTGGAAACTGCTAACTTATTAGCTCATGGCATTCCCGGCATAGGTGCTGCTACGTTAGGTGGAGCTAAAGTAGCTAATTCAGCTAAACATGCAATCAGCAGTAAAGTTGCAAAAGAGCGTAATGCTCAATATGCAAAGTACGCCTTACCAACTGAAGGGCCTAGCCGCGATGAATTAATTCGTGCGCTTGAAGCTCACATTCCTAAACCTAAACTTGGCTTAGCGAGTAAGGTCAGATTGGCGCTGCCATCGCCATAATTTAATTTGTTGAGAAATAGGGTCATAGACTTTCCATTTTGCGTAAGCTATGATAATCAGAAGTGTAGGCATCCAAATCCAATTGCGAAATTTAAAAACTATTAAGGCTAGCAAAATGATTAAGATTAGCTCTGCCATTTTTAAAACTTTCTTCTTATCGTTGTGCATTGTCGCTAACACACATTTTGCTTTCGCGCAAACTGCTTCAATTCTTCCTCCCGGCTATACTCAATATTTAGATAGCAACGGAAAGCCTTTATCTGCTGGTAAAGTTTATAATTATATTCCTAGCACAACCACTCCAAAAACTACTTGGCAAGATGCCGCTGAAACTATTCCTAACGCTAATCCAGTTATTTTAGATGCTGGTGGCAGAGCTAAAATTTTAGGTGACGGTTCTTATCGTCAGATTGTTAAAGATAGAAATAATGTAACTATTTGGGATGCTGTTACTTCTTCTACTGGATCAGGAAGTACTAGCCCTACTGCAACAGGTGATGGTGATTTAGTAGGAACTATTAAGCCTTGGGCTGGAATGACAGCACCAAATCAATATGCTTTTGCATATGGTCAGGAAGTTTCTAGAACAACTTATTCTGCATTATATACTGCTATTACTTCTAGCCAATCTGTATTTTGTAATTCTGGAAGTCCTATTTTAAATGGACTTTCTGATACTACTAATTTTTGGATTGGTATGTCTGTTGAAGTTAGTTGTGTTGCTGCTGGATTTAGTACAATTGTTTCTAAAACAGCATCTACTGTAGTTTTAGCAGATAATGCTAATGTTACAACTAATCCTACTGCTATTTTTTATCCTTGGGGTAGAGGTAATGGCACAACTACTTTTAATTTGCCAGATTTGCGTGGTGTTGTTCCTGCTGGCAACAATAATATGGGTGGAGTTGCATCAGCTAATTTAACAACTACTTATTTTGGTTCTACTGATCCTAATTCTATCGGTGCTTTGGGAGGTAATCAATCTAAAACTTTAATTGCTGTTAATATTCCCGGTCATAGTCATCCTGTATTTTTAAATGATCCCGGTCATACACACGTGATATTCAATCCAGGTTCATTTGGCGGCAATGCTACTGGTGCGGCTGGTTTAGCTGGCTTAAATACTGGTACAGGAAGCACATCAACTCTATCATCTACTACAGGAACTACAATTCGCGATACTTCTGGTGGATTTGGTACAGCAAATCAAACTAATTATACTGGTGGTGGTATCGCTGTTTCAGCTACTCTTGGAAACACTGGTTCTGGTTATACTAATGGTGCTCAAACTATTACTATTACAGGCGGTACTTGTACTACTCAACCTCAATTCACTGTAACTGTAGCTGGTAATATTTTTACTGGCACTCCTTCTTTATTAACTGCTGGTAGCTGCACTGTAGCTCCTTCTAATCCTGCTTCTACTACTGGTGGAGGAGGTTCAGGAGGTACTTTAAATGTTGTATATACAGCACAACCTATTTCTGTAGTCCAACCAACCCGCACCACTAACTATATTATTAAGATCACTCCTGATAGTAATTCTGCTACTGCTTCTGGTGTAACTTCTTTAGGCGGCATGACTGGAGATATTGCTTGTGGAACTAATGTAAATTGTACCGGAAATATAATTAGTTTTGGTGGGACAGGTACAGCTTTTTTAAGGGATGTTAATCCGAGTAATTTTTATGTGACTACAACAGGAAATGATAGCAATTCTTGTTTAGTAGGTTTTCCATGTCTGACATTGCAGCGAGCTATAAATGTAGCACTTGGCCTTTATGATTTTCAGGGAGCTAATGCTACTATTAATGTTGGCGCAGGTTCTTTTGCTGGCGCTACAGTAGGTGGGCATCTGCCGGGCGCGGGCGGTAATAATTCGTTAAAAATTATTGGCGCTGGTTCTGGAAGCACTACGATCACCAGCACGATGCGGTTTGTGAGTTATGCGAACGCGCAAATCGGAAGTATGAGGATTACAGTCGGGTCCGGCTCGAACATTCTGGTGCAGGAGCACAGTAATGTCCGGCTGGCTGATGGCGATATTGACCTCGGGCCTGCCGTTGACGCCTTGGTGAACGTACAAAATAGCTCCTCCTTTCTCGGACAAAGCTCCTACGGCTTTAAGATTTCGGGTGGTGCTACATATGGTTTTCTAGTCTCAACAAATTCGGTCGTTCAATTGAGTGTAGGAGCAACCTACACCATTACCGGAACTCCTGCCTTCTCCACCTGCTTTGTAGATGCCCTGAACAACTCCAGCTTTAATCAGGGCATCTATTCCACATGGTCCGGCACTGCGACGGGACAATCTTACGCATTAGCATTGAATAGCTCCATTGATATGGAACAATCGCCCAATCCTTTACCGGGTACTGGATATGGAACTTCTGACTATAGCTCCTATTATTATGGTGTTCCAGGTACAACGAATGAAAGTTATTTTGAAGGTCAAGGCGCTGGCGTTGCAGTTACTACAGGTGTTAGAAATACTGCGATTGGTAGGGTAGCATTAGGTAGCGTTTCGACTTCTGATAATAGTACTGCAATGGGTTCTAATGCTCTGCGATTAACTACCGCACAGAACGACGCTTTCGGTTCACAAGCAGGTAGATACATTTCAACTAGCACTCAAAATGTAGCTATAGGAGCTTTTACTCTTGGTGGTGCTGGCGGAACTGCTCTTACTGGTAGTGGATTAAATACAGCCATTGGTTATGCTGCATTACAGCTTGCTCAAGGCACAATGAATACAAATACGGCTGTTGGAGGATTTTCATTAGCTTCCCTCACTGGAGCAGATAGTAATGTAGCACTTGGTTATCAGGCTGGTTTTGCTACAATTTCAGGTTTTAATACTTTTGTTGGTACTAATGCTGGCGAGTACGTTACAAGCGGTGATCTAAATATTGCAATAGGCACTAACGCCTTTCAAGCGTCTAGCGGTTTTCCTATTACCGGATCAAACAATATAGGTGTTGGTGTAAGTGTTGCATTAGCTGCTCCATCTAATACTAACTCTATTATTATTGGAAGCGGAATAACAGGACTTGGCTCAAATAGTGTAAACTTAGGTGGTATTCTTACTGCAACTGGAATTAATGTTCCGGCAACTTCTACTGTCAATCTGCCGGGTACGTTAACGATGGGGACGCCACTGGCGGCATCCAGTGGCGGAACAGGCGTCGCCAATTCCTATACTCTGACAATCGTCGGTAGCAATTTTTCTGTTACACCTCGCGTATCTGGCCAATGGCCGATATGGAGCGCAGGTTCTCTTACCGGCGGGACTTCGACGACGATCACTAATGCGGCTGCACCAGCGTCCCCCGCTGCCGGTAGTGTCACGCTCTGGACTGACAGCACTGATCTGCGCTTTCATGACAAGAACTCCGCAGGCACAATCGGCACGACGGTTGTTGCAGACGCCGGGGCGTCTCACAATTTTCTGACGGGCATTAGCGCGGCCGGCGTCGTATCAAAGGCACAGCCGACTACTGCGGACATCTTAGGAACAACTACCAACGACAATGCTGCTAGCGGTTATCTTGGTGAATATGCTTCATCATTAGCCACCAAAGGCACTTCTACAGTTACCATATCCAATGCGTCTCCCGGTATAGTTACTTGGGCCGCGCACGGACTTAACATCGCATCCCCGGTCAACTTTACCACTACGGGCGGCTTGCCTACCGGCCTTTCAGTGAGCACGAATTACTACGTATGCTCGACCAGCTTCGCCGCTGGAAGTTTTGCGGTTGCTACAAGCGTAGCAAACGCCTTGGCTGGAACGTGTGTTAATACAAGTTCGGCAGGCTCCGGCACACACACGGCTCTTAGTACCGCTATTCTCACCACGGGAACGCCTGTCGATATGACTGCCATATCCCTTACTGCCGGTGATTGGGATGTTGACGTTGCTTGTAATTTTACTGGTACTACTAGTACTACTGTAGTAACACTAGGATGTGGCATATCGACCACAACAGCTACATTTGACAATACAAATGGACGTAGTGCTTTAACTTATGTTTCAAGTGGAGCAGCGTTACTTTATAACGCTATTGTTGTTGGCTTTCCACCTCCTACGGTGCGAGTAGGAAATAGACGCATTTCGATTAGCGCAACTACAACTATAATTGGCATTGCAGGATCGCAATTTGGAGCATCAACTTCTGGAGTTTACGGAACACTAACAGCAAGAAGGGTTAGATAATTATGATTATAATAACTATAATTATGTTCACTTCAATTTGTATATATGTTATAAATGACTTTGAAAAAGCTGTTATACTTTGCGATAATTTTTATGAGTAAAGAAAGTTTTCAATATGCCCACATTATCAGACAAAATAGTTAAAGACAAAGATATTCTAAAATTAGGCATGAGCGGCGAATTAGTTAAAATGGCTCAGCTTGAATTAGCCAAGCGTGGTTACAATTTGAAAGGTACTGGTTACTTTGGTCCTGCTACTGACACAGCAGTTTCAACTTTTCAGAAACGTGCTGGTTTAAAGGTTGATGGAGAGATTGGCCCTGATACTTTAAAAGCTATAAATAGTTCTTTGCCGGTTTCCTCTTTGCCCACAATTCAACAGCTGGAAATTAGTCGTCCTCTTTGGGTTGAAGCTGGTATCAAATTGTTAGGCTTGCGTGAAGGGGCTGGAGCTAAGGACAATAAAACTATTATTGATTGGGCACATGATGAAGGCGGTGATATAGCAGCCGAATATACACATGATAGCATTCCTTGGTGTGCGCTTTTTGCCAACCATATTTTAACTAAAGTGGGACTAAAGGGGACTGAAACGCTTTGGGCTTTAGATTTTGCTGGCAAATGGCCCTGTGTTCGCTTAGCTGGTCCTGCTGTCGGCGCTTTCGCTCCTATGAAGCGAAATGGTGGCGGCCACATCATGGTCATTGTGGGTAGGGATCAGCTTGGTAATATTATGGGTTTAGGTGGTAATCAAAGTGATGCAGTCACTATAGCTCCATTTGCTGTTAGTCGTTTAAATCAAGGTTTTTATTGGCCTAAAGGACCAAGCCTGCCTCCTTATGTTGGTTTAAGATCATTACCAATTGTAAAGAGCAATGGAAAAGTTTCAACTAACGAGGAATGATGATTATGAATTTAACGCTCATTCAAAAGATAGCTATCACTATGGCTGTGCTTGGTGTGTTGTCTACATCAGGTGTGCAATTGACTGATATTTTAGGATCAGGAATTGCTAAATCTGTAGTATCTGTATCAGGTCTAATCAATTCTGTGTTAGCTGCAATTGTAGCAGTTATTTCAGGGCAAAGTGCTATTATTAAACAAGTTGCCGCTATGCCGGGAGTTGAAAGAGTTACTGTTAATGCTGATGCTGGTGCTACTTTAGCTCAAGCTGCAACTGATCCAACTTTAAAGAATGTTGGTGCGACTACTCCTGAAGTAAGGCAATCTTTGTTAGCAAAGGCTGGATCATGAAAAAGTTTTTAGTAATTGTAGCTATTGCATTATCATTGGCTGGTTGTCAAGGTACTAGATTTGGCGACTTTATAGCTACTGCTGGAAATGCAATTACAGCAGCAGAAAATGCCGTAACTCCTCAACAAATTTATATAGCAGCTAATGCTTTTGATGCTGTGAAAATTTCAGCTACTAATTATTTGAAGCTTAAGCGTTGTCCTACTAATGCTCCGTTTTGCCGTGATCCTTCTGTAACTAAGAAACTCATTCCTCTTATTCGTGCTGGCACCATTGCAAGAACTAATGCTGTTGCTTGGGCTAGAACTAATCCAAATGGATTTGCAGATAAGAGTTTATATGAAAAATTGACAGCCATTACTTCTACAATTGAGGAAATGATGCGTCAATATAATATTGGAGGTTGAGTTATGGAAGCATTACTAAGCTTAAGTTTAAATTTAATTTCTAAAATTCTTCCTCAAATTCCTATTTTAGCTAGTCCTATTGTTTCTGACATTATTAAGACTGTATCTGTTGCTACTCCTATTGTAATGTCTACTTATAAAGATTTAAAACCAATCATAGCCAATATTATTAAAGGACTTAAGAATAGTGATAACATTACTGAAGATGATTGGAACACTCTTATAGAAGCTGAGAAATTGATTGATGAAGATTTTGATAAAGCAGCGACGGCTGTATTAGCTGAGGATGAAACAGCTAAGGAATAAAAAGGAATGAAATGGATATTGCACAGGAGCTATTAAAACTAGGCCCTGCTGGTTTAATTTGTATAGTCCTGTGGGTTGCCTTATCCAAGTCAGAAAAAAGAGAAAGCGCAAAAGATTTAAGAATACAATACTTAGAAAATCAATTGATTGAAAGTTATGATGAAAGAATTGCTGCTGCTGAAGCATTGAGCAATGCTTTGTATGAAAGTGCAAGAGCTATGGAAAAATTAACAATAGAGGTTAGGACAGGAAAATGAGACATATTGTTAATCAATTCCGTAGAATATGGAACGATGATGGTAGAAACGATAAAGTATTTCATTATCAGGAATACAAGCTAAAGGCTGCTTTAGCTAAAGTGAAGCACGCTACCGATGAAGTCATAAAGCAATCAACTCGACTGCAATATTTGCTTGGAGGAAGCTCCTTTTCTGAGCCTTCTGACGGCACAAAACACTGAGCTAGGGGCAGGTAGCGGGCGAGAGCCGGGAACGAATGCTAGGCCGGTTTCTGCGAAGCTGAGCAGCCTTCTAGAAAGAGAGAAATCCCGCTATTTAGCGCGGGGCTTTTTAACAAGCAGCGTTATAATTCCTCATATATTCATTATATCGCAATCTATTAGAAGCTCTCCATTCTCTAGAATGTTGTCTGTTTCTAATTCTGTGTATTTCTTTACAACTTTCACATTTGCATTTTGATTTATCAGGACAAGGCCACTTATTCTTATTTCTATTTGCAGAGTTTTTAGTCATATTAGCTCTAGATTTTTCATTATGTTTAAATCCAGTTTTAGCTTTACTAATCTTATCTTTAGTTTCTTGAGTATGTAGAATTCCTAAGCTGCTATTTGCTATACATCTAACGTTATATCCTATATTTCTATCGTAGCATTGAGTATTATCAAGCCATTTTTGTTCAACTTTTTCTAATTTGCTTATATCTTCTACATATTCTAAAATAACAAATATAAAATTTATTTGACCATATTTAGTCCAAGCTCTTTGAAAATAAGAATTGTCATGTTTGCCATTATTTAACAAACTTTTATGTGAATGATATCTCTTGTAGAAATCAATAGTTGATCCTATGTAAAACATGCCAGTTTCTAAATTTAAAAAAGCATAAATTCCACTTTTAATCATTAAAAGAACTCTATTTGTTTAGGTCTAGAATAGTATCCAATATCGTAAAGAATTTCTTTGCAGCGATTGATATACCAATCATAATTTATATCAGATGGAAATTCATCAGGCAAGTCTTGAAATGGTCTAGCTCCGTCGCTGTCTGCAATTTTGTTATTTGTTGCAACAGTGTATAGCGCGCTTGTTTCTCCTTTCATATATGCCCATCTTAAAACACGTCCCAGATATTCCCGGTTCCAATGTGCTCCCGGAGCTTTGGCTTGTCTTACAGTAATGAAGCGAGTGAAATCCTTACAATTTTTAATTGTTTCTTCTATTGGTATGCCTTTGGACAATAAAGCTTCTACAGCATCAGCACATATTAATGTTTGAGGATTCATGTCGAGTTTGGTAGCTGATTGTGATCCTACTTCTGCCCATGCTCCTTTTTTCTTAACTGAGCCATCTTCTTTAACTGCAAAGTAAGAATTAACATCTCTAGCACAGTAGATTTTATATAAAGTTTCTTCAGTATCAAAACCTGTTCTTTGTTCCCACAATTTAATAATGCTATCTAGCTGCTCTTGCATGTCGCGGCGATGATAGATGGTAACGCCATCTGTGTTAGCAGACACAATTTTAAATCCAGCTAAATGCAGCATTTCAATCAGCATCAGAATGCTAAGCTGGCAAGTCAGGTTCATTTGCATTGTGAGTTGAGGAGAACGCATTCTAGACCACTTGTCGCTAAACTTTCCAGAAGTTCCATTCAGAAAAATCTTCAATCCTTTATCCTTGGTAAAATTCTTTTTTCGCTTGGCTTCTACTCTGGCATCTTTGAAGCCTTTGAACACTTTTAAAAAGTTTGGTCCGCAAGCTCTAGGATATAAGCCTAGATTGATAATGGCATTTGGATAGTAGCTGGTAACGTCTCTATCAGTGAGCTTGTGAGTTTCATCAGCTTTATAAGAAACGCATTTTTCTTTTGAATGTAGTCCACCAATACCAAAGCTGTAATTCATATCTCCGATATTTAAGCTGACTGCAATGCTTTCAGGAGCATCAAGATAGCCACTTTCATTGACGCGAAATTTGGCTTTCTTACAGACTTCAAGAAAATTGATCAGCGTTGGAGTTTGAAATTGTAAGAAGTGTGGGCAATGATAGTAGTAAATTTCTCCTGCTGGAATGTCAGGACGTTCTACTAGCTTGCCATTTAATTTTGATATTTCTTTTGACAGCACAATCTCAGCCATCTGAGCATCTGACTTACTTCTCAAATCCTCCTGATATTCATTACCAATAGCTTCGCGCAACTCAATGCGCTCTTTCATGAAATCAAAAAGCTCCTCAGTAATATCTAACTGAGTACAGTTAAATTTCTTAAGCTCCTCTATTTCAAACTCGGATAGATCAGCGTTAATGTCAAATGGCTGCTCTTGAATGCTCTTAGTGTGAAGCCTAGCGCCATATAATTTTAGCGAACCTTTGAGCGGAGCAACTTCAATAAGGTCTATGTGATTGGTTGCATAGGTTTTGAAGTTGTAAGCTTTCTGTACTTGCCAATCTCTTTCTCCTCTCACAATCAAATCATTGACAGCTTCTTTTAATATAGCAGGGTCTTGATTGCGATAGGCAAGCCAAATTAAGAGCAAGTCAAAGTTGATCGAATTGAAACCTACTGTTCTATAGCTATGCATTAACCATGATAAGAATTGAGGATTAAAGCTTCTGCCTTCCCCACATTCAAGTTGAAGAAATTTATTTTTGGTATGGAGCTTAAAGGTAATCAGGAAATAGTTAGGGTAGCTTTCCACGTTAAGGAAAAGCGTTCCTCCTGCATTCGCTAATATCTCAGCGTCAGTTAAAAACTCGCGCTGTTTAAATGGTCGCGGCTTGTAAGGTAGAAGCTCTACTTCTTTGTCAAAGACAATTAAGCCTTCAGCATTTAGGGGCATATTGGTCAGTAGCTTCTTTAATATCTTTGAGAATGGCTAGGTTTTCTTCACAAGTTTGGATAGCTTTGTCCAAGCAACTTTTGCAAATACAAATTCCATTAGCAGTTAGCTTAATTAATCCTAACGTCATTGCTATAGCTTCTTCTTCACTTCTAGCCATTGCAATAGCCGAAACTGCTGATGTTTGAAGCTTTATAAAATGCGCTCCAATTTCACCAGCAGAATGCAGCATCGCTGAAATTCTTTTTTCTTCTTTATCTTTTAAAATAACATAAGGAATAGAGCCTTCCGTGCGCTCCTTAAACTTTTCTTCTATATTGCAGCTATCGAATAGCAAAGCAAATAATGTGGAGTGTTTATCTTCAGTGTGAAAATCGCTCATTCTGCATTTACCTCATTTTGGTTTTAACTCTACGTTCAAAGAAAATATAGCCGCTATGCATTGCGGCAACTCGCCAGCCTGTATCTCCATAACTTTTTAATGTGCTCATGGTTTCTTCTAAGCTAGGAGGAATGGCTACGTTTATATATTCGTATGTTATCACCTACTCCTCCCTGAAATAACCCCTCTGCAAAAGTCACCTTCAAACTTTAAGCAGTATGAGTTATTGTTAACTCCAGTGGCGTTAAAGTCAATCTTTTTCACATATGGCTTCATCATTTCAAGCTGTTTAATTGGATATACAACGCCTTTAGGAAGTCCTGAGCATTCATAGGACCAACCCATATTATCAGGATGGCTCATTAAAAGATTTGTATCAAAGTATACGTTTCCATCATCTGAGAATGAAGATACAGCATCAAGAGCTTTAAAAAAGTTAGGATCAATATTCCAAAGGTTAGCTTCAATATTTAAAATGCGCGATACGTCCGGCCATTCTGCCGCATACAATTGCGTTCTCAGCCAGCATCCATCTTCAAAATAAAATGTAGCTGAGCAATTGCTAAATCCAAATCCAGTTAAATTCTTTTTCTGTGAAGCAAGAGCTTTTACAAATTCTTTTGGCAATGGCACATTGGGAGGAAGGTCTAGACCATGCCAATATTCAAATAGCATTGTCCGATTGGTGGAGATTACAGTTTGACCATTCATTAAGACAGAAGCAGTTAAAACATGCTGAGCATTCTCATTAGCTAGCACTCCTACTGCTTCTACAGCTTCTTTAAATTTGTTATTAATGCCTACAATCTGAGGGTCAGGAAAAGCCTCCTGCATTAACAGAGGATCAAGACAATCAACGATAGCTTTAAACTTACCGGATTTTATTGACAGTCTTTCATTATCTAGCTGAGTGAGCGAAAAGCTTTCTTCGCATTTTGAAAGAGCAGTTACCAAATCAATAGTGTGGGGATAGCAATAAATGTCCTGCTCAATAGGAGCACCAGCCGCGACAACTCCATTAAACGCTATAGCCCATTTGTTTTTTAATCCAACGTGGGTTTCAAAAGGCGCACCAACCTTTTCACAGACACAGGAAACAAACTCCATTGCTTGAAGCAAGCTGGATTTGTTTTCAGTGGATTTGGAGCGAGGTTGTCTAGCCATGATTAAATGTAAAATTTATGCTTGCATCGTTCACAAGTATATTCGTAACCATGTATAGGCTCTTTGATAATTCCATCTGGATAATCATGAAATTCAAAGTTAGGAAAAAACATTTGGACTTCACAAACTGCATTTTTATTTAGTCTGAGGTAAGCCAATGCTATCCAGATAGGCCAAAGGATTTTAGTTAATGCTATTTGAAGCATGACAACTCCATTAAAACGGAATATCATCATCTATATGACTGCTTTCTTCATAACTCTTGCAACCAAACACAATAATTCTGGCTGGTGGTCTAACATTATATAGCTTGCAAATTTCATTCTCTTGAAAATGCTCACATACAATGCAACTTTGAAAGAGCATATTTGAAGGAGTAACGTCTTTAATTGTTTCAGTGACAAGCTGAGCCAGCTTGGCTCTTAGCTCTACTTCTCCTAATCGACGGGGGATTAGTTTAATTTCGTCACTCATGTTCGGTATTCTCTGAGCTTTAATTTTTTGTATTCATTTATTTGACTTTTACATAAGCTGCATTTGCAGCGCCAACTTCCTTCTAAATGTAGCCATCTGCTTGATCTTGGATTATTGCTTGGCTTTCCTAGTTTAGCTAGCCTTTTATTTTCCCTAGCTTGTGGAGTTTTATTTGAAACTATTATGATTGCTTTATGCTCTGATGTCATTTTGCCTTTAAGAGCTAAAGATTGCTTAGTGCGAGTTTCTACTGTAGATTTCATTCCTAGTCTAGCAGTTCTTAATTTTTGTTTTTGTTCTTCAGATATAATTCTGTTTCTAAATTTTTGTTTGGTTTCTTTTGTATGCTTATAGCCCAACATACTATTAGCTGTTTTGTTTATATTATATCCGTAGTTATTTTCATAACATTGAGTTTTATCAAGCCAATACTGTTCTCTTTCTATGAGTTTTTCTTTATCGCAATATTCAATTATCTCATAAACAAACGCTTCCTCTCCATGTAAATTCCAAGAGGATTGAAGCAAAATATTACAATGTCTATTATGTCTTAGCTTATACTTATGATCTTTGATCCTAACTTTTAAATTTACAGCAGAGCCAATGTAAAATTTTTCTGTAACTATATTTAAAATTTTATAAATGCCTGATTTCATTTTTAAAACTCACAAGACAATATTTCTGGGTAACGCTTATTTACGTGAACTCTTATAAAACGAGGGCAGCGCAATTCAGAAATCAGTGAAAGTGCTTCATCAATCGTTGAAGGCGGCTCAGTTCTGTGTCGTTTTCTCCACCAGTCTCTTGCCACTTTACCAGCCATCCCCGAATGCTCCAAGCAAACAAATTCACGATAGGGAAGCCCGCTTGTGTAGTACGTCACCTTGAGAGTAGGAGGCTTGCCTGTCTTGCTTTCATTCTTGAGGTAGGTAGCTCCTACCACATTAAATTGTTCAATGATAGGTGTTGGCTCACTAGCAGCAGCGCGAATTAATTCATCAGAGCCAGCTTTTGAAACCAATTTAATTTGGAAAGAAAATTCATTTCCACAATTGGCGCAAAAGCGCACCTTTGCATGATTATAAGCGCCGCAAGCTTCGCAAATTTTAACCGGCATTTCGCCAGCTTCGCTTTTACGCATTTTCGGAATTACAGGATCATTAATTGGTCCTAGCCGTGGCGTGTTGCGAGCGAAATCTAGCACAAGGCAATTGTCTTTTCCTTCTGCTGGCCTAGTGCCTCTCCCGAGCATTTGTACCCACAGTGGAACGCTCAAGGTTGGTCTAAGCATTCCGATAAGGTCGATTGAGGGATGATCAAAGCCGGTGGTAAGCTTGCCATAATTAACAATAGCTCTGAGTTGATTTGATTTAAACGCGCTAATTGCTGCATCATTATAATCTGCTGGTCGTTTTGAGTGGACTGGAGCACAGTCAACTCCAAAAGCTCCAAGTTGTTCCGCAATGTGCTCAGCGTGCTCAATACCACTCGCAAATATAAGCCAGCTTCTTCTATTTTGTCCTGCATGACAAAGCTCCTGTAATGCTTTAAATGTTATGTGTTGTTTATCTACAGCACCTTGCAATTGAGTTTTAACAAACTCTCCATTCTGTATTCCAACATCAGAAACATCTAGTTCTGTCCTAGTGCGAAGTGGAATTAATGGCGACATAAAGCCACCAGCCAAAAGCTCATTAAATCCTTCTAAGCTTGTTTTGTCATAAACAACATCAGTAAATAAACCATTCTCTGTAATCATCCCCATACCCATTCTGTATAGGGTTGCTGACATTCCAATGATTTTTAATTTTGGATTTATCAGCTTCATGAATGCAAAGAAGGTTTGATATTGACTGCTTTCAATATCAGATACTAAGTGCGCTTCATCTACAAATGCAATATCTCTATGACCAAACCAATCAGGATGCTTTATCATTGATTGTACACCACCAAAAATTATTGGCTGTGCAGTTTGTTTTAATTTTAATCCAGAACTATAAATTCCAAGCGGAGCTTCCGGCCATAATGTGAGCATGGCTTTAGCGTTCTGCTCTATTAGTTCTTTAACATGAGTAATTAAAAGAAATCGTTGATTAGGCCATTGCCTCATGATACCTTGAATGAAAGCAGCAGGAAGCACGCTCTTTCCTGTCCCTGTTGGAAGTCCAATTAAAGGATTTCCGTTTTCATGGGTTAGGAAATAATTATA